AGGTGCGATACTTTTTCTGCTACATAGTTTACTTCAGTCTGAACATCAGCGTTCACACCAATTCCAACTGCTCTCATGTGATAAGCAAAGTTCTTACCACCAGCTACAGCTGATGTTGAAAAGATCTTGAAGCCCAAGAACTCTTTCATTGTCATACCGCCAGCAAACGGTAGATTTTGTGGTCCAACAAAATCACTCGAAGCAAATTCTGTAATATTAAACAGATCTGCAAAACCAGCAGGGGACATAGCAATATAGCGTTGCCCATCTTCTGGAATACTTGCTGTTCCGAATGTTTCAAAAGTGCTAAGAAGATCTGCTTTACTTACAGCAGAACCACCAGCACCTAACTGAGTTGAGTTAGCACCAGCATCCATAGCTGTTGTGATAAGCTCGTCAGTCTTACGACCCAATGCAGCAGCAGCACTTTCAGCGATAGCTTGACGCTCGTTGATATTTGTTTTCAACTCGTCAAGTTTATCAATGTACTCAGCAGCATAGAAGTCAGACATTGTTACTTCCACATTAGTATGTGCAAGTTCCATTGGTGTGACATTACCGTTACGTGATTTAGTTGAAGCAGTTCCAGTTCCAATTTTCTGGAATCTTGCAGTGTTGCCTGTCACATTCGTAGAACGAATGGTATTACGCAGCTTAGAACCCATGCGCTGGTATGCAAGATGCACATCGGTTTCAAACTGTTTAATAAAGGCTTGGTCAATTGTATTAGCCATTTTACAGTTCCTAAGTTAAGTTAAGTTTGCATCTTTGGTATCTGCTCTACATCCTCAATGAAGTTATCCTAATGGGCTTCTCAGTGTATTACAGGCATTGATATTTTATCTGAAACATAATTTTTTTTAGGATTGCAACGCACAAAATCAACATATCGTATATTTTTTTCTTTAGTAAAACCTACTGGATGAAAGCCAAGCCATACTGCCCAGTTTAACATTGATATGTATTCATCCCTTATTTGCATAGATAATTCATCATATGACTGATCTAAAAAAGATATGAGAAGCTTTGATCCTCGAGCAAGACCTTTAAAGTTTTTTGTTATATGTTTTGTAAATAAAGCAAAGAGTTGTGGCGGCTCTTCAGAATAAAAGATTCCGCTTACCATCATTATATCCCAGCTTTTATTTCTTACAGTATATACTTCAGAATCTTTTTGAAGATCAAGTAAAGCTTCCAAAGTAGAAGAGTAGCCAAAGTTTATTAGTTCTTTTTCTGTTTCTTTATGAAGTATGGGTAACATTTCTAGTATATGATTTGGATGAAAGGGAGTCATATAGTATGACCCACTTTGCAATATTTTTACTTCATCCATATAACTTTTTATAACCATCATTTACTTGGTTTACAAAGTTATTATCTCTTTTAGCTGGATTCCAATATCTTTCATCTTTCTGCATTTCTTGAAGTTCTATTTCATTAAAGTTGGAAGAAATATTAGTTTGATCAGATACAGATGAATCTTTCAAAGCTTCCATTATCGCTTCCATTGCAACAACACCTTCAGCAGTTTCAAACATTCTTTCTATTGCTGGTATGGTTTCTTCTGGAAAAAATTTATTAGCAAATAAAGATGCAGCTTCTATTCTTGATTCTGAGTTATCACCAAGTCTTTCAGATTCAGCTTCAAGATCTCCTTCATTAGGAAAAGCACTCATATACATATCAATGCCTTTTTTAAACTCTTCATGAGTATATCCATTTTCAAAGCAATGATCAGCCCATGACTTTAATGTTTCACTTTCAATAGCTTCTTCTTCATTAAGATAATCAGGCAATTCATAATCGCCAACACTTGCTGGTACACCTTCTGATGCTTGTTCAGAAAGATCGCTCATTAAGCGTTCTCTTATTTCCTCTTCTTTTTCTCCAAGTTTTGTTGACAAAGATGTATATGACTTTGCCATATCTTCTGGACTATTAAACTTTTCTGGCAGCCACTCAGGTCTTCCAGAGCTTTGTTCTTCCTGTTGTAGAGTTTCTTCAGTTGCAGCTTCCTCAGTTACAGCTTCTTCACTCATCTTTACCCTCTTTTGATTTAATTGCACTAGCGTGATTTGCTCTCGAAGAAAGCAAACCTATAATAAATCTTTGACCTTCTAAATGTCTTAGCTCATCATTAGAAATATTTGGACCATTAGCAATATCAGTTGTAATAGACTTTAGATATTGCATTACAGACTGACCTGTTGGTGTTGCTAGCATTGCAGCAATATCTAAACTAATTCTATCATCGACATCTTGAGGCCGTTGAATACCATCAATGCCTACATACGGTTTTTTACTCAAGCTTTTACTCCATTGGTTGTGGTGCTTGAGGCTGACTCTGCTGCATTTGCTGCATTAATGCAATCATTTTTTCACGTTGTGCTTTATCTCGAACTAAATTATCAGGAACACCAAACTTTTTAGCAAGATATACAGCAGTTTCTTCACTATTTATTAGAATATTTACAGCTTCTGGACCAAATGCACTATTAGCTAATTCTAAGAAACGAGATACAGATCCAATATCTTGATTAGCTTGAGCCTGTGCTAATGGAGAAATAGATCTTACTTTTACTTCTCTTCCATTAATTGTTGGTATTTCAATACGTCCTTGTTTCTTTAGAATATAAACTACACGCTGCAATACTGGTTGCACTAATTCAACCTGCAATCTACCAAATGCAGATCCAATACGTCTTGATAAATCTGCCATTCGTTCAGCTACCTCAGTAGCAGATGCAGGGGTTTTATTAGGATCTCCAAGCATATCATTGTATAATGCACGTTTAATATTATTCTGCGCTCGATCTAAATTAAGTTGTGCAACATCAAAACGACTTGCACTAGGTATAGGTTGTAAACCTGCTGATCCCATAGCTTTAGGAATAATAGTTCCTGGAACAAGATTTATTGTATCTGGATTCATTATACCATCGTCTTCCATTTGATATATACCAGAAATAGCCATCTGTGCATTTTCAAGAACCAACTCTACAGTAAGGTTAGCTGTTTTGATTGCGCTTAAAGCATTAAATAGTGGACCTCGACCATATACCTCACCAGCACATTTAGACCAACGATAACAAATAAATGGGTTTGAACCGACACCTTGCATTTCTCTTTTCATTAATAATGACTTTGTTGTCATGCAAATTGCATAATGAAGAAATGCTTCTTGGTTCGGCTTAGAGTAATCTTTACAAACAACTTCTAATACAGTTGTTGTTTGATCAGATTGATTTTGCATTAATGACATAAGTTGATTGTTAAACTCACCCTTTGGATAAAGTAAGCTTATTTGATCATATCTTATAAATTTTCGTTCTCTAAATACATGATCTATTTGATCATCTGGACCAGTGTCTAGTATGACATGAGGCAATGGAATAGCTGAAAAACGTATCGGATTTATTGAATCACCTTCTTCACATACTAAGACACCAGTACCAACTGCCAAGTCCATAAAGGACTCATGCACCTCTTGAGCAAAGTTAGAGTTTTGTAATATCTCAAACACATACTCAGTTACTTCTTCAAGATTATTATTAACATTATCTCTATCTTCTTTAGGAGTTTCTGACCCTGCTACAAAATCTGCCCATCGAGCAAAGTTAGGAACAAGTCCAGATTGCAATCTTGATGCAAACTCTTGAACACCTACTACAGCAGTTTCGTCAAAGATCTTATCGTCACGTCTTTGACCAGATACTTCATAGTAAAAAGATTCTCTTTGTGGCAATGCAAATTCGTAGCACTCTTCGAATACGTCAACAAAGTTTGTTCTTTTATTCTTTGCTTTTTCGTAGCGTTGCAATTGTTGTTTTGCAATCGGATCAATCATTATGAAAACCTGCTATAAAACCCTGCACCACCTTTAGTGGTTTGAAGCAAACTTCTACCTTTAATACCACCTCTTCGACCACCTTTTAACAACATAGCTAATCTATCATCTTCAGTCATAGCTTGCTCTTTTTCCATTGCTAAAAGTTTTTTGCGCTCTTCTTCTTTTGCAGTTTCAGCTTGAAGTTTAGCAGCTTCAGCATCTGCCCTAGCTTTTGCCTGTTCCTCATCAATACGAGGATCTCTTCTTTTTCTGCCACACATAAAGAATCTCCTTTGTTATTTTTCTCCAGATCAGAGAAAATAATAATTTGCAACGCACAATTATAACCTAGCCCAAAGTCCTTGCCTTCTACCCTTTGTAGGCTTTTTGTTAAATACATTAAAGTCTCTTGAAGCAACAACTGGTTTAGATTGTTTTTGATTATTAAGTAAAGCCCTGCCTTCACCTGCACCTAGCATCATATATTGTAAAGCATCGTGAATATGAGAATACATATTCTTATCAGGTTTATCTGCATATCTTTCACCAGATACTTCCATACGTTTATACTGATACCCACCATCAAAACCCTTGATTAGTTGTTGACATCTTCGATCAATTAAAAATGCTGGCTTCCCCTCAACCATCTTTGTAAGCTGGGAAGAGACAGCTTCCAATCGAAGATCTACAGAGTTCGAAGGGGCTGGGAATGCCCTCAAGCCAGCACCGCGCAAAATATGAAAGGGAGTTGATTCATCTGTTTGCGCTCTAAAGTCCCCAGCAGGATCGCCATAGATATATACATCAGATGCTTGGGAAAATCGGGAGGAAATTTCCTCACGCAACACTTCAGCAAATCTAACAATCCCCATATCAAAAGCCACTATCTCGGACTGGACAAGCCAGCGGCCTCTGATCTTTTGTCCAAGAGTAGCTGCTGGAGTTAATCCAAAGTCCAAACCAACGTATAGCGGTAAACCTGCGGCTACTGCTATTTCTTCTTTGGCTATGTGTACTTCTGCTGCGAACATTGGATATATCGGCTTACCATCTTGGATAGATCCTAGCCTATTCATAACATAGACATCAATCCAGCTTTTTGTTTTACCCCTTACTAAATTAGTATAATAGTTGTGCAGCATATGCTTTTTGTTTTCAGCATCTTTATTTGGCTTATAATTATCTACTTCACCATCTTCATTCTTTACTTCAAGCATTGCACAAGGCTGAGTAAAGAACTGCCAGTTGTCTGGCTTTACTAACATCTTAGCTTGTTCTCTTGGAATATGATCAGGTATTGGAACTTCACCTGACATGATAGGCCACCAGTGATCTTCTTCTGGTGCGTTAGTATCTGCAATCACACCTGTCCAAGAAGGACCACCATCACGCATTGAAGGATAACGACCAACACGCATAGTACAAGCATCAATAATAGATTTTGGTATTTCTCTTGCTTCATTAATCCATATCCCTGTTAGTTCCAAAGATAGAAGCTTCTTTACATCCTCTGGTCTATCTAATGCTAAGAAGATAACCTCTAGCTCGACTTCACCTTTTTTGATGTTGTGGGTGTAGGGGACTGACCAAGTAAATTTTC